GCTGGAACAATTTTAGAAAAGTATTCTTTCCTCTCAAAGGCATCTGATTCTAAGACTTTTGATGGCTCTAACAACTATTACAAAGATGCTATCAACTCTAAATCTAAATTTATCTACTGGATGGACCATACAACAATCGTTGGTGGTTCAAACTGGGGAAGTTCTTTAACAACTACATTTAACAATTTAACCTCAGCAGTTACACGTTCTTTAACTGGTGGAACTGATGACCTTACTGCTACTGCTGGCGAGCTGCAGACAGCCTGGATTGTTTTTGCTGATGATAGTCAGTATGACATTAGCCTTCTGCCACTTGGACCAGTTACTGCTACAGTTGCCTCATACGTAATTAATAACGTAGCTGAAGTTCGTAAAGACTGCGTTGTGTTTGCTTCTGTTGCTGATAGTGAAGGTGCAGTTATTCTGTCCTCAGATGCCTCAGCCGTAACAAAAGCCATATCATATCGCGATGCGCTTCCAAGCACTTCTTACGGAGTTTGTGATTCTGGTTACAAATATCAATACGATCGCTACAATGACAAGTATCGTTATGTTCCATTGAACGGTGATACAGCTGGAACCTGTGCTCGTACAGATTACACCAATGATCCATGGTTCTCTCCAGCTGGACTAAATCGTGGTCAAATTAAGAACGTAGTTAAACTTGCATTTAACCCAAACAAAACACAGCGCGACCTTCTTTACAAAGATAGTATTAACCCAGTAGTTTCTTTCCCAGGACAGGGAACTGTTCTGTTTGGAGATAAAACTCTTCTGGCTAAGCCAAGCGCGTTTGACCGCATCAACGTGCGTCGTTTGTTTATCGTTTTGGAAAAGGCGATTGCAACTGCTTCTAAATTCCAGTTGTTTGAGTTTAACGACGAGTTTACTCGTGCACAGTTTAAGAACTTAGTTGAGCCATTCCTGCGTGATGTTCAAGGTCGTCGTGGTATTACCGACTTTTTGGTCAAGTGCGACGCAACTAATAACACTGGTGAAGTTATTGATCGCAACGAATTTATTGGCGATATCTTTATTAAGCCAGCACGCTCAATAAACTTTATTACTCTAAACTTTATCGCTGCTCGTACTTCTGTTAATTTTAATGAAATTGGTGGCTAATAATAGCGTAATAAATAGTTAAGAATCAAGGAGAAATAAATGGCAAATATTGCTGATTTTAAGGCGCAGATGATTGGAGGCGGTGCTCGCCCAAATCAATTTCGCGTTGAGTTAACATTCCCAACTTACGTACCACTGGGAGTCGTTGCTGGACAAAGAGCACAGTTTCTATGCAGATCGGCACAGCTACCAGCATCTACGATCGAGCCAATTACGGTTCTGTATCGTGGGCGCCCAGTAAACTTTGCAGGTGAGCGTTCTTTCCAGCCATGGACTGTTTCGATTTACAACGATACAACTTTCAACATTAGAAATGCTCTTGAGATTTGGCAAACTGGTATTCAAAATTATAGCACCACTGATGGTCGTACAAATCCAACTTCTTATCAAGTTGATCTAAATGTACACCAGCTAGATAGAAGTGGCGCTATTATTAAATCATACAAGTTTGTTGATGCAATGCCAGTCAATATTGGTCCAATCGCTTTGGACTTTGACCAGCAGAATCAAATCGAGTCGTTTGATGTAGAATTTGTTTACAACTACTTCACATCTAATACTGGCGCAGGTGGTTCCAGTTTTGGAGTTAACGTGGGAATTGATACACCAATCGGCAGCTTCCCGCTTCCAATTTAATTAACTTTTTAATTTTTAAATTATGCAAATTTTTGGGTTTGAAATAAAACGTAAAGATTCATCAGAAAAGATGGCAAGTGTTGTTACGCCATCTTCTGATGATGGATCGACAGTTGTTAATTCAGCAGCTGCATACTATGGTATGGTTATGGATGTTGAGGGTGTCGTTAAAAACGAAAATGACCTCATCAGAAGATACCGCGAAATTGCTCAGTATGCAGATACAGATTCAGCGATTGATGACATTGTTAATGAGACATTAGTTTCTGAAGAAGACTGCGTTGAATTAGATTTAGAAAAAGTAAAACTTTCTGCCAGTATTAAAGATAAAATACAGGAAGAGTTTAAGGAAGTTTTAAGACTGTTAAAGTTTAGTGAAAGAGGACATGATATATTCCGCTCTTGGTATATTGATGGTCGTGTTTATTATCACATTTTACTTGACGAAAATAATATTAAGCAGGGGATTGTTGAGTTAAGATACGTTGATCCTCGCAAAATTCGTCGCATAAAGAATATCAAAAAAGAGCGCACTCCAAAAGGTGTTGATGTAATTAAAGAAATTGATGAATATTATCTTTATAATGACAAAGGAATTACAGAACAAACAACACAAGGTGTAAAACTCTCTATTGATTCAATTGTTTATGCTCCATCTGGTATGCTAGATGCAAATACTGGTATGATGCTTTCTCATCTACACAAAGCAATCAAGCCAGTTAACCAGTTGAAGATGATTGAAGATGCTTCTGTAATCTATAGAATTTCTAGAGCACCAGAGCGTAGAGTATTTTATGTTGACGTTGGTAATCTGCCAAAACTTAAAGCAGAAGAATACGTTAACCAGATTATGAATAAGTTTAGAAATAAAGTTGTTTACGATGCAACCACAGGCGAAGTCCGTGATGACCGTAAGCATCTTTCTATGATGGAAGATTTTTGGATGCCACGTCGTGAGGGTGGCAAAGGCACTGAGATCACTACACTACAAGGTGGTCAAAATCTTGGTGAGATCCAAGATATTCAGTACTTCCAACAAAAGTTGTTTCAAGCACTGAACGTACCACTCTCTCGTTTGCAACCATCTACGGGATTTAGTTTGGGTCGTTCTACTGAAATAACTAGAGACGAAATTAAGTTTTCTAAATTTGTAAAGAGACTCCGTAATAGATTTTCTACTTTGTTCTTAGAAGCATTACGAGTTCAGTTGATTGTCAAGGGAATTATCCGAGCTGATGAGTGGGATAATATGCGCGAAGGATTTAGATTCGTGTATGATAATGACAATCACTTTAGCGAATTAAAGGATAATGAGATATTGTTACAGCGTATAACTATGCTGCAACAATTAGATCCATATGTTGGAAGATATTATTCGTCAGATTGGGTACGTAAGAATGTACTACAACAGTCTGAAGAAGATATTAAAAACATGGATAAAGAAATGCAAGAAGATTTGGTTAATCAAATGCATAAAGCAGATTTTGATGGTACGGTTTCTGGTATCACCCAAACAGCTCAGCAAACTTATCTGAAACAGTTTGCTCCGCAAGATACAGAAGAAGCTGCCCCACCACAGTCGCCCCAGAAAACCCAAAAGGAGAAAAAATAATGACGACCAAAGATTTAATTGATGCCTTGGCAGCTGGTGACGCTAGTGGTATTGAAACATCATTTAACGCTGCAATGGCAGAAAGAATTTCTGCAAAAATAGATGATATGCGTACACAAGTTGCACAAAATATGTTCGCAGCTCCACAGGAAGAAGCTGAACAAGTTTCTGCTGAGGAACCTGCTACTGAAATAGAGCAAGCTGAATAATGTTTTTTAATCAATTCTCCAAATCACTAAAGCCTAATGTTCAAGAGAGCGTTAGGTCTTTTGGTCACTTAATTGAAGTAACCGAAGAAGGAATTTCGATTGATGGAGAACTGACACAGTTTGAGAGTTTGGAAGAAGCAAAAAAATATATTAAAACACAATCATATTCTGCAAAACTAAACGATAAGATATCGGAAGAGACATACGAAGAACTTTCCGATATTAAGGTAGCGAATATTATCAAAGAATATCAAGACGTTAAAGTAACAGATACACTAATAGAATCATATATTGAACTTGCTTCTTCCAACATCTTTACAGTAGATCCAGTTGTTTATGAAATTAGAAAACTAAACAAACTGGATGTTGTAATTGAAGGTAAAATCCATTATGAACTAAATGATGGCTCTGTAGTTGCAATTAGTGAGGCTACGCAAGAGAACCTAAATAATCTATTACAAAACCAAAAAGAAATAATCGACTACATGAGAGAAAGTAAAGAAAACTTTATTTATGTAGTGGAAAAATTAGAGGAATAAAATGCCAGTTACTAAAACAATTCTAAAGAATACCAACAACGAAACGATTATTAAAGTCGCAGGAACTGCAGCTGCAGCTACGATTGATTTACAAACTGATTGTTTGGCAACTACTCAAGCATTAGATGGAGCTACACAAACAGTTAATATCGCTGGCGTACAGTGGGTTGGTTTACCAGATGCTGTAGTAACAATTGCTAGAAATTCAACTAATATTCTAACACTTCCAGGCGGTGGTGCTGATTACCTTGAGTTTGCTGCAGGTAATGGCTTCGTAGATAATATCCAAGCAACAAATGATATTGTTGTAACAATTGCTGGAGCTGAGGCGCAATGTTATTTAATACTCCGCAAAGCTGGCGGATATGCAACCAAAGTAGAAACTGCTGTATTTGGTGCATATGATAACGAAACTGCAGTAGGGAGTTAATTAAATGAAATTTATTAAAGAAGTCCAAGAGACTACAAATTTAATTGTTGAGAATAAATTAGGTAAAAAAAGTTATTTCATTGAAGGTATCTTCCTTCAGTCAGAATTAAAAAATCGTAATGGTCGCATGTATCCAGAGTCTATTATGGATAAAGAAGTCGGTCGTTACATGAAAGAATACGTTGAAAAGAATCGCGCTTATGGTGAGTTGGGGCATCCAGACACACCAAGTATCAATTTAGATCGCGTATCACACCTTATCGTAGACCTTCGTAAAGAAGGAACAAACTATGTAGGTAAAGCAAAGATTTTAGAAACACCAATG